TTAAGACCACCTCTCATTGTAGGATCGTTTAAGTATTTCCAGTCAGACTTGTAGAAATCGTAACCTCTACGGAATCCTGTGAAACCTAAATTTAACGCCATGTCTTTGTCATTGTCAAATAAACCATATGAAGTACCACCTGCTCCAGAAGAGTTTTGTGTTGCTAACATATCATCAATGTCAAATGAGAACTGACGATCTACAAAAATAACATTTTCTTCAATAGAACCTTGCTTGTCAAGTCTTTGAATAATGTTATCAAATTGAGCTAAAGTCTGTGGGTTTCCACCACCAAATACATTACCTCTATTTCCTACTACAAAGAAAATTCCTTCAGATCCAGACTCTCCTGCTACAGAAGCTCCTGCTACTGTACCTTGTAAGTAATCTCCTGCACCAGATGCAGCTGCTGCTGGTACTGCTTCGATCATTGCTGTCTCTAAGTAATCTTCAAAACGTAATCTTGTATCATGTTCAGATTTTAAATACCATAAGTATCCAGAAGCACCATTTTCAGATGTAACTTCAATCCACCCAATTTAAGCCATGTCAGAACCAGAAACAGAATATTTGTCTTTGATAATGATTGGTTTGTTTGAGAAAATAAAATCATCAGATTCTAAAGATCCTTGCATTCCGTTCACACCTTTTGCGAATTCAGAACCGTATACAAAAATGTCACATGAAGTTGCTGCTGCCATTGCTTGACCGCCTGCTTCATAGTATGCAATTGTTACTACGTTTGGCGCACCTGCTGTTGGAGCTACCGATATAATACCCTTGTTCTGTAAAGTTGAACCTGGTGTATTATCAGATACCATTACAGTCTGTCCTGCTCTTAAAGCTGCTTGACTTGATGTTCCAGCCAAAGCTGGGTTAAAGTTTCCAATATTGTTTGGAATAGTCCAAACACCATCAGCCGCACCACCTGCCGCTGCTGACGTACAAGCCTGGTATTTAGTGTGTAGTCTTCCTTGTTCTGCCCATTTGATAAGGTCAGAGTTAGAAGGCATTTCAGCGCCTACCATTCTTAAGAATGATGCTACTGTTCTATTTCCATAACGCTCAAATTCCTTTTCGTAAGTATCTGGAAGATACTGATTCAAGAAATCAAAGTTAGTTATGTAGTTTGTTGATAAAGGAGTTTGCTGCGCACTTGGCTGCAAGTCAAATCCTGGGGCTACATTTACTGCCATAATTTTGTTTTTTTTAATTAATTATTTTTTCTACTTCTAATTTTGAGTCCTCTTCCGCTATCACTACTTGATCCCATTGGTCTTATCGTAATTCCATTTTTTGAAACCGATTGAGACTGTTGTCTAACATCCATATTTATGTTTTTTGATTTTCTCGAAACATTATCTACGGTTGCAGCAACACCCTGTTCATAAAAGTGTTTGGCAAACTTATCAGGATTCATAGCAACCGAAAAGGCTTTATGGTATCCTACAGGATCGTTTATTAAACCATCATTGTCCATAAATTTGTTAACGAAATTGTTAACGTCAGATTGAACATTTTTTAGTTCTTGTGCATCCCCTGGTTTAAAAGAAATATTTTTGTCCCCAACTGAAAATTCAAAACCTTTGAATTCGTTGTTAAAAACCGACTCGGTTTTATCTAAGAAATAATTATACCTCTTTTTGTTTAGTTCTTCAATACTTTTAGATTCCTCTATGTACTTTTTATATGCATCCAAATCATCTACCTGATCTTCAGATAACCCATCCCCACTTGACTCAAGAGGAACTTTATATTTATCTTTCTGTTCATTAAGAAATTTCTTTGCTTTCGAAAGTTCTCTTTTTTTAGCTAATTTTATTTTTCTAATATCCTTTTCATCATCTAAATCTTCATCAAAAGAAAATTTATCTGAAATAATATCTTGGATATCTTCTGAGTCTAAACCATCTTCAGTCGACTCATAATAATTAGCAAGTATAGCATTATCTTCCATACTATCAATGTCTTTTTGTAATTTATAAAAGTCATTAATACCACGTCCAGTTTCCTGCTTATATTTTAAATATTTTGACACATCTTCTGGCAAGTCTTCGTTTGCTTCTTTTTCAGCAAACAATTCATCAACAGAATTTATATCCTTATTGTATCTTTTTTTAATATATGAAAGAACGTCAGTATCAGTAAATTCTGCAACTGATTCTTCACTATTTGTTTCTTCAACCAATGTTTCTTCGGAAGGAGAATTTATTTCTGTACGCAAATCTACTTTTTCAATAGATTTATCTTCTGCTACTTTTGGCTCAAATTGTTCTTCGTGTTGTTTTAACAACGTTTCCTCAACTTGCGCTCTTGATTTTTCTTCGACATTTGCGTCTACTGCTTTTACTGTAAATTCCATTTGATTTTATTTTTTACAAAGTTAATACTAATTTAATTATAATTTTAAGCCTTTTATCGAGGATTGAATTCTGCTAAATCAAAACCATCTAAACTGTCTTCATTAGACTCAAAGTTTATAGCTGGTAAGTCTCTCTTTTTTTGTTCTATCATTTTTGATGTTTGAGTAGATTGTTGACTTATCCTACTATCCTTTGCGTTCTCTCTTTCTGTTTCTCTACTTTGTAAAGCTGTAGACTCCAAACCTTTTAATTGCATTTGCATTTGAAACTCTACTTGCATTAATTGTTGTTTTAATTCAGCTTCTCTTTGAAGTTTTTGTATTTCAAAACCAACCTCCGCTTCTTTTAATGCCATCTTAGATTGAACTTCAGCTTGCTGTGTTTGCATAGCCATTTGTGCAGCAGCTTGTTGAGCTGAAGCCTGCATTTCTGCTTGCATTTGTTGTTGCTGTTGCATTTGTTGCGACTCCCTATCTTGTTTAGCTTTTCTTTTAACTTTTAAAAGTTGATTAGCCATTTTTATATTAGCTATTTCTCTAATATCAATAGCATCTTCTAAACTAATATTTTCTTTAGATAAAGCCATTTGAATGTTTTGTTCTAACATTGCTTTCTGTTCTTCATCTGGCATAAGGTCAATAAAAATACCAAAATCATATAAATACAAATTTTTAATATCTTCTATTATACTTAAATTATATTTACCTATTTGCATTGCAAACTCATCTTTGAAATCTGCAAACTCTAAAACATCTGCGGTTCTAATAGCTAAACATTCTGCTAAAGTTTTTGTAATATATAAACTTGCATTTAAAATATGCCTGGTCGCTACATTAGAATTTAACGCTGCTAATTTTTGAACGCCAACTAATGAATTAGGATCTGGACTTGAGCCATCACGAGCTTCGTTTAATCCTGTTACAGACCTAATCATATCCATGTAATGATTATAGTTACCGATAAGCATTTGCATTTTACTTGCACCACTATTTGCAGTTAACTGAGTAATTGGAACTCTTGCATTATTGTATTCACCATCCTGCGTGTAACTTCTACCAATAACACTACCTGTTTGAAAATATAATCGTAAAGCATCCTCTGGATTATAAGCATTACCAGTTCCTAAGTCAACTTCATTTAATCCATCAGCATCAATAAAAACACCATCTGGAACTACTCTTGATACTACTTGTTGTATTTTTAAATGACTAATTTGAATTAAATCAGCAAAAGGTATCATTCTTCTTACTAAAGACTCTAACTGTCCTTTGTACATTTTTGGCGCACAAGCTACGTAGTTAGGCATAGCATATTGACTTGCTGATTTTGGTCTCACCATATTTTCTCCAAGTTTCCATTGAAGCATAATATTAGTTCCCATAACCATAACACCATCATACCATACGTCAATAGTTTTAGTAACTTTTTCAAAGTTACCTTCATCCATCATTTCTTGAGGTGGATTAAATTGATCATCCTTCTCAACAGTCTTAAATGTTCCATCTGGCATACTTTTCTTTTTATAGACAAAAGTATGTGTGGTTTTGTAGTTAAAATATAATAATGTAGCAGTATCTCTATGAAACATACTGTTTTCATAAAACTGTTGTGAATTATAATAATCATACCAAGACTGACTGTATTTAGAGATTTCAGATAAAT